GTGCCGGGCTTCAATCCCGGCATGAGCTGGCAACAGGCGGTCCGCGAAGCCGAGCGCTGGCTCCTCGCCGCCGGCGTCCCGGCCGGCAAGATAAAAGGCCAGTACTTTGACCTGCGTCAGCACGTCGAGTCGCTCCCGGAGAAGACTGGCTTCCGCATCATGGTCCTCCGCGCCGCCCGGCGCGAACTGGAGAAGCGCGGCGCCTCCTTCTGGCTGCCGGACCCGCCCGAGTGAGTCACCTGGGCGCAATCACCAGCTCCTTGTAAATGGTCGTTTCCCCGGCCCGATTATCGATGCCGCGCGCCCGGCTTACCGCCTTGAGCCGGCAGTCGTGGAAGATGCCCCTGATCGCCGGACTGTCGTTCAACGTCAGGAGCCACTTGCCCCGCAGACGATCCAAGCGCTGGCGCAAGGCGATTACGTCGGAATCCTGCCATGCGCTGTAGTTTTTCGTCCCCCCGCCGACATACGGCGGGTCGAGAAAGAAAAAGGACGACGTCCGGTCGTACAACTCCACGCAGCGCTGCCAGTCCAGGTGCTCGATCGTCACCGCGTCGAGGCGCAGGTTCAGCTGGCGAATGACCTCCATGCGTCCCGCGCGCGACGACACCGGGTGCTGCACGCGGACCCCGAAGCTTTCGGGGCTGCCGCCGAAACCGATCTTGTTTCGCAAAAACCAGCGCGCGGCCCGCTGAATGTCCGTCAGGCCAGGCTGCGCGCGAAAGTCGTGGAACTCCTGCCGGGAATTAAGCACGAACTCCAGCTCGGTCAGAAGCACGTCCGCGTGAAACCGAACGCAGCGGTAGAAGTTGACCAGATCGCTGTGCGTGTCGTTGATGATCTCATTTTTGGAGCGCGGCTTGGCGAGTAGGACGGCCAGGCCGCCGGCGAACGGTTCCACGTAGCACGTATGCTCCGGGATGAGGGGAAGGATGATGTCGAGAAGACGGCGCTTGCCTCCAGGCCATGAGATGGCGGGGCGAGTGCGGAACGGACGGGGTTGCTTGATGCGGACAAAGATGCGCCTCCGGCGCGAGTTAAAAGCTGCCAACAAAATCATGACAGAAGCAGCCCCTGCCCCTCCTGATCGAACGCCGTCGCCGGCTGCACCTGCTTCGGCTGGACCGGGACGCCATTGCGAGCCGATACCAGCTGGTCCGCGCGCTGGATCTCCGCCCAGCCATGCGATCGCAGGCGGCTTTGAAAAGCCTGGAACTCCTCCTCGGTTGCGTGGCGCACGTGCTTGTAGCCCAGGTTGCTGCTGATCGCGAAGGCGGAGCAGAGGCCCGGCTCGCCGCCGGTGGACCGCAGCTCGCGCTCGTCCACCCGGAACCAAGCCGCGATCTCCGAGGCCGGCACCCAGGCCGGGCGCAGCAGCAGGAAGTGCTCGATGCCCTCCGCGCTCAAGCGACCTCCTTCGCCCGCGCCTGGCGCCGGCGTACGTGATAGAGCAGCGCCACGCGCAGTCGCACCGCTTGCTCCACCGACAGCGGCCCAGCCGGGATCCCCATTTGCTCGCGCATCGTGCTGAGGTAGACCTCGTCCAGGCGCAGCAGCTTCGCCATTTCCTCCAGCTGGTACCGCGCGCGCACCGCATCGCCCTGCAGCAGCTTCACCTGCCACACGATGCCCTCGTCCGCCAGTTCCTCGAAGTGGGCCATCGCCCTGTCGAAATCCTTGCTCTTGTTCAGCCGCTTCGTCGTGTCGACGCCGAACACCTTCTTCAGCTCCGCGCGATACCACCCATCCTTCGAGGCCGTCGTGGATTCCGTAATGCACTCGCGATCGCAGTGCGCCTTCCACGCCTTGTCGACCATCGGCCGGAAGAACCGAATCAGTTGCGGGCGAGAGAACATTACATCTTCCCACCGTGGCCGTAGGCGTTGTGCCACTGCTTGCGCGTGTACGGCTCCAGCTTCACCACACGCACGAATCCGCTCTTCATCAGGGCCCAGCGGCGAACCGTCGCCTCGCTGCCCTGCTTGTGGAATTGCTTTACCTCAGTCGAGACCATGCTGGTCTTCAGCTCAATCCACACCTCATAGCCGTGCGGTTTGTCCGAGTTGATGATCTCATCGCGGCACGCGCTGCAGAGATCCGCGCTCACCCAGTAACAAGGTTGTCCTGTTTTCCTGATGCAGCCGGAGCAGTCCAGATCAGTGCAGCCGCACTTTCTACATCTGCGCTCAAAAGGCATGGGCCTCCCTCTGCATTCCGAATTGAATGCGTCCCGTCGGCACGGCCGGACCTTCCATGCGCGAACGCAGCCGGCCGTTATAGAAACCCGGGTCCGCCTCGTTCACGCGGTCGACCAGGTTCATGTACGTCTCGAAGCGCGAGTGGATCGCGTCATCGCTGTCGTCCTGGTCCCGCGCGCGCCAGTAGAGATCCCGCGCCTCGTCCAGCTCCGCGTGCAGCGCGGCGATCGGTCCGGCCTTCTCTGTCTCCTCGCGATAGAACGAGACCGCGCCCACTGCCGAGACGTGCTTGCGCGGCCGCTTCGGCTTCGCGCTGCGCATGTCCGCGTGAATCACCGCCGACATCCCCCGCTTCGTCCGCGCCTTCAGCGGCGCCGGCGGCGTAGGGATAGGCACGGCCGGCGCCGCCTCATCCTGGCTTTCACCAGGCGCGGGCATAGGAACCTCCTTTAAATCGTCTTCATTCTTCGCCAAGCTGGAGGGCGAGGCATCACTTGCAGATGCACCCGCTGCTAAACCGTTGGACGTTTTAGCTAAGGTCTCCCGATCGCGACGGCCCGGCCCGCCCAAAGTCTTATCCACGGCGCCCTCCTGGATCCACGCCGCGCCGTCCCAGGCCGCGACGACTGTCGCGCCCTCGTGCGTGTCCAGCGTCACTCTTGCCGGCGCTTCCGGCTGATAGAGAGCAAAACTCGCTACAGCGGAAATGCCCCCCCCCCACGAGGGAAATCGGGTCGCCGATGCGTGGCGTGCGGCGCAGCGGCTTCATACGGGGGCTCCTTCCCTGGCATCCGCTTCCGTGGCAATCGTCCACGCACGCCACGCCTCGTTTTTGCGCAGAACACTGTCCGCCGGTTGAGTTGGAATCAGGCGGTATTCGGCAAGTGGATAAAACCCTCCCCGGCCACGCCCCATGTTCAGGTGGACCGATCCGATCTCACCGTGAACGCGATAAGCGAACACTCGCTCGTTCTCACCCGGACTGTCGTGCAACTGATCGAGAGCATCCACTTTCCCCGCCTCATCTATCACGACGCGCAGGTATTTGGGCGAGCGCTTTAGCATCAGGGTTTTGCCCTTTGCTGGGCCGTCAATAAATGAAGTCATCGCTCCGTCCGATTTGGAATTTCATCGCAGCGTCTTCCTCGGCTTGCCCTGGTTGTTGGAGAGGACCAGTTGCGCGATCGCGCGCCGAGTCGCCTCGTCCACGGCCGCGAAGAAGCTCGGCGAGAAACGCGAGTACTCGACGCCCCATTCGCGGGCGATCTTCAGTGCGTACCCGCGCACGCGGGGTTGTCGAATCAGTGGGCATAACGGCTGCTTGGGGGGGCGACGCTCATCTCGTTTCACGCAGAAGCCGCCTCAACCACGGGAGCCGCTGCCATGAGGGTCAGTAGTTTTTCGCTCGCCAGAGCGAAAAACTTTTTAAGGGCGGCGGCGTCGGCGGCGGCGGCGGCGGCGGCGGCGGCGGCGGCGGCGGCGGCGGCGGCGGCGGCGGCGGCGTCGTCGGCGGCGTCGTCGGCGGCGTAGGCGGCGTCGTCGGCGGCGTAGGCGGCGGCGTAGGCGGCGGCGTAGGCGGCGGCGGCGGCGGCGGCGGCGGCGGTTCTAACGCGCCGCCACTCGAAGAGTGGCGGCTTGGAGCCCGCAACCCATCGCTCATAAAGACCAGCCACATCCTTGATGGCCTTCTTCGTCTTGTCCGTCTTCGCATGACGCATCACGCCGGCCTCCGGATCCACCAGCAGCCAAAGCGCGAATTGCGGCCACACCATCGAGAGGTCCGCGCCAACGGGAATTGCTTCCAGGAAGCGCTCCGGCCAGGTCTGCGCGAGATCCACCGCCAGCCCCTCGAAGATGCGATCCTCCAGCCGGCCGAGAATCAGAGGCACGCCAAGCTGCTTCTCGTAATTTCCGTTCTTGTAAGGGTCGGCCGAGTGCAGCGTACAGCCGACGGCGCAACCCTTGCCGTCGTCCCAATAGCCATAGTTCTGTACGATCTGGTCCGCCTCGCGATGCTTGCGCACGCGATTGATGAATTTGGTCTTGTTCTTCGGTTCGCCGTGGAAGGCCAGCAGGGGTTTTTCAATGGTCGTGGTCATATAGATTTAGGTTGTGGGGTGGAAATCTGGAGAACGTATTCACGGACGGCCTCGCCGACGGAGAACGCCATGCCAGCTTGCTGGGGAGCGGGGCGCACCGAGGCTGGATGCCTCTTGGTACGCCGGCGCTTCGGCGGACGATTCCGCACCTGGCGCAATGCCGTTTCGGAAAGCAACGGCTGTTGAATGGAGATGCCCTTCATAGAGAACTCCTCGTCTCATGCCGCACCGGGTCATCGAAACGCGTGTAGGGCGCATGGTAGAGAAGTGGCATCAAGTCGGTCGGCCCGTTGCGCTGCTTCGCCAGCTTGAGCGTGTAGGGCATCACCGGCCCGGGCGGCCGCTCCTGGCCGTCCTCGTCTTTCTCCGGCGCATTGCGGTAGAGCAGCATCACCACGTCCGCGTCCTGCTCGATCGCGCCGCTCTCGCGCAGGTTGTGCAGCTCCGGCTCCTGGTTGCCGGGCATCTCCACGCTCTTGCGGTTCAGCTGCGCCAGCACGATCACCGGAATGCCCAGCTCCTTCGCCAGGCCCTTCATCCCGCGCGAGATTTCCGCCACCTCGTTTTGCCGGTTGTCCTTCGCCTGCCCGCTTTCGCCGCGCAGCAGCTGCAGGTAATCCACCACCAGCAGCTCGATCTTGTGCCGGTCCTTCATCCGGCGCGCCTTGCCGCGCAGCTGGTTGATCGTGAGGAAGGAGGAATCGTCCAGGTACAGCGGCCACTCGCGCATGTCCGCCGCCAGCAGGCGCAGCTTTTCCATCGCGCGATCGTCCAGCTGGCCGCTGCGGATTGCGTTTAAGGATTCGCTGCCGTAACTGGCCAGCAGGCGCAGCATCAGCTGCTCGTTCGTCATCTCCAGGCTGAACATGCCCACGGCGTGGCCCGGCTTCTTGTACATGTCCGACGCCTCGTCATAGCGCTGCTCCAGGGCGCGGCGGGCGAAGGTCAGGGCCAGCGCCGTCTTGCCCTGGCCCGGCCGCGCCGCGAGCACGATCATCTCGCCCGGCTTCCAACCGGCCGTCAGCTCGTTCAGGCGATGGAATCCCGTCGGCAATCCCTGCAGGTGACCCTTCCGCGTGCGATACCGCTCGATCAGCGCGATCGCCTTGTCGATCTCCTCCCGCGCCGGCACGGTGGTTTGCGTCAGGCCCAGGTTGGTGACGTGGAAGATGGCCGACTCCGCGCGGTCCAGCACGCTGGCGACGGAATCCGGCATCTCCGCGATGTCCTGCACGATCGTGCTGCATGCCGCCTGCAGCGAGCGCAGCAGGCTCTTCTCTTTCACGATGCGGACGTACGACCCGACGTTGAGGTGATTGGCAAAGCCGACGAGCAGCTCCGCCAGGATGCCCGGCGAGCCGACCGCCTCGGCCATCTTGCCGTCGACCAGGGATTGATGCACCGCGATCACATCGACCGGCTGCGCGGCATTATATATAGAAACGAGCGACGTATAGATTTCCTGATGCGCCGGGACGAAGAAGTCGTCGCGCCCCAGGGCGATCGTCACCTCATTAATCACTTCCGCCGGCTGCGTCAGCATGCAGCCCAGGACCGCGCGCTCCGCCTCGGCGGAGTAATGAAGCGGAGCCTCCAGCATCACGCCGGCTGGCTCCGAGCGGCGCGTGCTGCGCCGGCGCTCTGCCATCGAGCCGGGCAGTGGTTGTGATTCGCGCGGCATGATCACCGGCCCCTCCGCACATCTTCGATCTGGCGCTCGATATCGCGAAGCTCGCGACGGGCCTGATACATGGCCCAGTGCCAGCGCACCCAGTCGCGCGACCAATCGATCAGGCTCCAAAGGATGCAGAGCCAGGCGAGAGGCCCCGCCGCGACCAGGACCAGCCACTGGCGCCACTGCGGCAGCGCCATGATGCGCGGCGTGTTCTCAAATACGTGGACGACGCCGTAGAGCGACCACACGACGCACACCGCGATGAAGGGCAGCCAGGTCATGCCTCCGGCGCCTCCAGTACGTGTTGGTTCATGGGATCGCCCAGGACGAAGTTGATCAGGTCCAGCGGCTCCGCAAAGAAGCGGCCAAGGTCATTCTTCTGCGCGAACGGAATCTCGCGCTCGGAGCCATAGCGATAGGTGCGCAGGATCGTCCAGCCGTCCCGGTAGCGGTGGACCTCAAACACCCAGCGGTGCGTGCTGGCGGTGAAAGCCGGCGCGCCTGGCTCCAGCCCGCACAGCCGCTCCGCCAGCCGAGCCAGTGCCTGCGTCCGCGTCTCGTTTTCCTGTGGGCCGTTCATTGGTTTCCCTTCAACGAGGCCAGCGCTTCCTCGCGCGCCTTGTTCAGCAGCGCCATCTCCATGTCCGTTCCGCCGCGATCGGGGTGATACTTCTCCGCCAGGGCGCGGTAATTCGCGTTGACGCGCTCAAGGGTGCGCGGACCGTCGAGCATCTGCAGGGTTGCCCAGCAATTCGACTCGGGCCCCGTCGGCGCCGGCAGCGCGAGGTAGCCGGTGAAGGCTTGTTCTATATTGCCGACGCCCCAGCGCTCCTGGCCGCGAATGGATTCTATATGCTTGGCGATCGCCCAGACATTGTCTTCGACGCGAGTCCACTTGTCGCAGGCCAGAGCGATCTCACGATTCTTTAACTTGAAATAGACCGCAGCCCCCGTGTCGCCGCACGGCAGGTTCAGGATGGGACTGCCATCCAGGCGCAGCTTGAGGTTCGTGGTGAGGACGGCATCCGTCCCGCGCAGCCGCTCAATCTCCAGTCCCAGCTCGCGCGTCACGCGCTCCATGTTGTGACGATTGAACTTCGAGCCCTGGCGATACTTCGCGCGCGGAAACTGGAGCGGCCAGTTCAGCGGATACTTCATTGCGCATCCCCCGTTAAGAGCAGGATCGCGTACACCAGCGGCCACACGTAGGCCAGGGCTGACGCGATCAGGATGGCGCGGCTCATAGCTGGCTCCCGCTGACGAAGTGATATAGAAAGCAGCCGGCTTCCCACAAAATCAGGAGCGCGAAGACCCACGCCAGGATTTGCTCGACGCGATTCAAGCGGCCTCCTGAAGTACGGGTTCCGTGCTCACCGGCAGCGCCGTCTCGATCTTCGCGTCAACGTAGAACGAGTCCTCCTGCACGAAGCGAATCCCGATCTTCTCCAGCAGCTTCGGTTTGCGCTCCAGCTTCACGCGACGCGCCAGGAGGAACTCCTTGTTCAGCGCCACGGTCACGCGCAGGCAATACTTCTTCATCCAACCGCGTCGCGTGACCAGGAAGGCAACGATGGACTTCAGCGTCCGCTTCTCGATCGGCTCGACCGTGAAGTTGCCGAGCTTGTAGCCCAGGGTGCCCGACGGCAGCGTGATCGAGCGCGGCTTCTTGAACTCGGCCGGGTTGGCAACCGCCCACGCCTTGATCCGGGCGAATGCGTTGTCGATCGTAGCGTTGAGTTCGGAGAGCTGGACGTCGTATGGCTCGCGCGCCAGCGTGAGCGCTGCGTTTAGCTCCGCCGTCACTGCCTGCTGATCTATGCGGGCCTGGCGATACTCCGCCATGGACTGCTCCATTTCTTCGCGGGTGATGACGATGGCCGGCTCTTTCTTACGCGTGGATGTGCTCATGGGATTCCTCTCGGTTTCCCGCGTCGCCAGGTACGGGTGGGGATGGTTGCTCGGTTTCCTCCTGGCTGGCGTCAGGAGGCGGTGAAAGGGGATGGTCCTCGTCGTGGCCGTAATCCGGATCGGCCGGGAAAACGCAGGGGCGGCGCTCGGCCAGGATCACGTCGGCGCGCGCCAGGCCCTCAGCCAGGGCGCGTTCCTTCGGCGTGTCCGCGACGAGCAGCAGCACGACGGTGAAGTCGTCGACCAGGCGCCAATGCCGGCGGCACATCAGCTGGCCAGGCCGGACCAGCTCCAGGCAGCCGGGTGCGTCGCAGTGGTGAAGCGGGAAGACCATGATCAGCACTCCTCCTCGGATTTGTACTTGTGCCAGGGCACCCAGCCGCTGGGCTTGTAGAAGCCCCACTCGCGCTCCTTTGGCCACATCAGGACGAGAGTCACCGCCGGGTTGCCGGCTTCGAGTTCAAGCCGGTGCGGGTACGGCGAGCGGCACGTGCGCCGGCTGCCCGGCGCGATCCAGGTGCGTGTCGTGCCGACGATCTTTGGCCGGCCTGGCCAGTTCCAATCCGAGCGGCAGGTCCATTCCGTGATGGGCGTGTGCTCCCAGTAGCCGCCGCACAGCATCCACGTCCAGAAGGTCCAGGGATGATCGTGCAGCTCGCGATTGCGATCCGAGCGCAGGATGATGTGCAGCTTCAGCGCGTAGCCGAACAGCTCGATGATCGACAGCCGCACCAGGTACGGGTTGCCGCAGTCGTCGCGAATGACGCGGATCTTCACGACGCCACCTCTTTCGGAAGATTGGACAGGTAGGCCCGCGCTGCTTCCAAGCCTTGGATAACAGCGTCAAGTTTCTCAGGCTCGACGAAGACCATGTGCACGGCGTATTGTTCCTCCTGTTCGATCACGACCAGGCGCTCGTCGATGTAGATTTCTACCGGCGCGCCAAGCGTGTTCGCCGGAAAGTCCGTCGGCTGAATGCGAGGCCACTCGAAGCTCACGACATGCTCCCTTCTGCTTTGGCGACGGCCGCCTTGCCCAACACGCGAATCGAGTCCGACAGATCCGCCGGAAGAGCGATGGACGTTTTCTCGGCCTGATCAATGATGTCCTTCAGCGCCTCCAACATGTCGTAGGCGGCCTCGATGGTTCGAGGGTTGGCGGGGGCCACGATGACGATGTTGTCGTGCTCGCGTCTCCACACGGCGTGCTGCCTGTACTTCGTGCTCACGCCGCCCTCGCTTCCAGCCGGAAACCCTCGGCCTTCACCCGCTCGTCGAACTTCTGCAGCTTCGCGTTGGCCGCCTTCTTCAGCGTGGCCAGGAGCCCGCGATACTCCTCGATTTCCTCCAGGTTGGAGGCGAAGTAGTAGCCCGTGCCCGGCATGGCACATAACACGCCCGGCCAGTCGCCGTTCGCGTGGATTTCGATCAGCGAACGCACGACCCGCTCCGAGTTCGGCGTCCAGCCCATGCGCAGCGCAATGGCCGGCGCCGTGATCGCCTGCTCGCGGCCCACGCGGGAGCGCAGGATGGCCAGGACGTGGTCGCCGTTCATCACGCCCCGCCTTTCTTCGCCACGGCCGCGCCCAGCTTCGTGCCGCGAATCGCCTCGCTGATGCCGGCCTTGATGTGCTCGATCGACAGCTTCTCGCCGCGCCGCTTCGCCTTGAACTGCGCGCGGTCCAGCGCATTCACCATCGCGCCGTAGAGTCCGACCGAAGCCAGGGCGAACTGCGCCAGGCCCTCGATCATGGCCGCGCTGCCGTTCGGCAAATGCCAGCGCGCGACTTCCATCGCGTCCTTCAGCGTCGGCTCGTCCGTGGGTGGGTAGAACCGGTTGATCCGTCCATCCCACTGGCCCGGGCTCCAGCGCTTGTTCAGGCTCAGCGCCATGTTGCTGGAAAGCACGGATTGCGGCGTGCTCAGGATCACGATCGCCAGCTTCCGCTTCATGCGGTCCCACAGCTTGCGCACGTACTCGATGCGGCGCGGCTTGAGCTTGATGTTCGTCGGCCAGAGATAGTGGCCCTCGTCCAGGATCAGCACGTCCATCCCGCCGGCGCCGAGCATCGCGTCGATCTGCGCCTCGATCCGCTCCGGGCCGCGCCCCTTCTTGCCCTCGGAGACGCGGATGCCGCAGCCGCGCGCCACGCTGTTGACAAACGCCGCGTAGGATTCCGCGCTGGTGCAATCCACGTAGACGGCGCGGTCCAGGTGAGTCAGGTGCAGCCAGTCCGCCACGGTGGTCTTGCCCGTGCGCGTGATGTCGATGTATTCGACCAGGGCACCCTTCTCGATCGCGAAGTCGAACGCCTCTTTCACGTCGCAGAGCAGCTGCGTCTCCGCCGGCTCGCGCAGGTTGGAATCGAGGATCGCGCGCAGCGACTCGATCCTGGGGATGAGCGCCTTCACGTCCGCGTCCGCATCGGTCAACGCCGCGCGCAGCGGGATGACGCTGGTATCCAGCCGGCCGCAGACCGCCTCCGCCGTCAGCCGCTCGCGGTGGATGTAGCTGGAGAGCCAGCGCAACGCACGGCGCTCGCGCTCCGGCCGGCCGCGCGTCGCCCGCACCGTGGTGTTGAGGCCGATGTGAATGTGAGGCAGGGCCGCACGCGCCGTCGCGGCCTTGTCCTCGATCTCCTTGAGATCGTCGATGGGGGTGTAGGCAAGGTTCGTCGTCATAGAAGTCGCAGGATGGGAGTCTTGGAGGGCTTCATGCCCGGCAGTGGCCGCGCATCGGTCTCCGGCAGGCCGTAGCAGGCGCGCAGGAAGGCGATCTCCTCCGCCGGCATCGTCTCGCAGGAGAGCAGCGCCTCCACCTCGGGCGGGGTGAAGTACTCCGCGAACTCGACCAGCTTCTCGCGCCGCTCGTGCGTGAGTTCCGGCGCGCGGAAGTTGAGGATCAGCTTCGCGATCTCGTCGCGCGGCAGCAGGTTCACGCGCCCTCCTGGGTGTGATCGGTGTTAAGGAACTTGTGGAGCGCATCGATCTTCCCGACGTCTTCGGCGCCGGGATTTTCGCGGCCGTTGCCCTTGTTCCGCACCCGGGAGCGCTGCAGCGCCATTTGCTTGGAGAGCTGGCCGAGCCCGCGCACCTCGCGGCATTCACCGTTGGTGGTCGCAACCACGCCGTGCATCTTCGCCGTGTTGTCGCGGCGATCCGCCGTCAACTGCTCCAGGTAAGGCTCGGCCGCCGCTGCCAGCTCGCGCGACACGCGGTTGTGCTCGACGCGGTGCAGCTCGGCCGTCGCGGCTTTCGCCGATGAATCGCCCTCGCCCGGCTTCACGTAGAGCGGCAGCCATTCGAGGAACTGCGCCGTATCGCCGTCGTTCCATGTTGCCCACGCGTTCTTGAGCAGGTAGATGCCGGAGCGGTCCTCCGGATCGCAGATCGCGGTGTACTCCTTCTTCAGCGTGGTGACGCGGCGCGCCTCCATGCACACCAGGCTGTCCTGGTGCCAGTAGCGGGCCGGGCGCCCGTCGACCGTGATGGTCACACCGTTTGGCGTGATCGTGACGGGCCGCGCCTGGTGCAGCAGCATGACGGCCTCCGCCGGCGCGATGCGCTGCGGCGCGCGGCCAGTCTGCTCCGCCTGCCAGTTCAACCAGGTCCAGCGTTCGTTGCTCGACTCCGCGCGGTAGCGCAGGCCGCCGTCCGTCTGCTCCTCGCCGATCTGGCGGAAACCTTCGCGGCGATGATCCGTCTCGTCGTTGTAGGCCGTGATGGCCAGGGCGAACGCATTGCGGAACTCGGAGAAAAACAGGAGCGGCGGCTTCACGCCCATCGCGTCGACCGCTTCCTTCGCGGGCGCTTCCGCGTCCGCACCGTTGCTCTTCAGGTACACCGCCGCGCGCGCCGCCTGGATGAGCTGCTTCGCCTCCGCCACCTGGCTGCCGGCGTGGGCGTCGTTGGGATAGCCCACCATCGTCGGCATCGTCTGGTAGGTGCTGCCGCGCTGGCCGGCGATGTGCCGCGTGATGTAGCCAAGCGTGCGCATGAACGACTCGATCACGCCCTTGCCCATCCAGTGCCCGCTCGACGCCTGGACGAAGTCGCCCGGCATGTTCTGGCCGCCATCCATCGACGTGCGGCGGATCTTCAGGCGACCGCCGAACATCGATTCGATGAACTCCTGCCGTGCCGGCGAGCACGCCACCGACCCGCGCTCGAAGAGGAACGTGGTGGCGTAGCCGGCCATCGGGTGCGCCAGCCCGGAGGTGCGCAGCACGCGCGCCATCAGCGCGTCGACGTCGGTCGCGCGCATGTTGCCCTCGCGCAGCACGTACCCGACGATCTTGCGGCTGGCCACCTCCATGCAGACGTACGCCTTGATCTCCGTCGGCAAACCGGAAGCATCGTTCGCCACCGTGACGTTGATGCGCGTGTCGTCCATCACGTACATCTCGCAGGCCCGCAGCTCCGCGTAGGTCCGCGTCATGTGCGAGAGCGCATCGCGCCGGGCCTCGGCCTTGCCGCGATTGCCCAGCTTCCGCGCGGCCATGCTCGGCGCGAATTTCCTGAGCTGGGTGAGCTTGAATGGGAACGGCGTGCGCGGCGCCGGCATCGTGCCGATCCCCGCCACCTCGTGGCCGGTCTGCCAGTCCAGCTCCAGCTTGCGGAACGCGGCCGCCATGTTCATGTCCGGCTGCACGCAGAGCGCCTTGAACTCGCGGATGAGCTCGCTTGGCACGCGCCGCTTCTCCCGGTTCTCCAGGCGCGCGGCCAGGTGCGGCGTCGCCTTGCGGTCCGCGTACGCTTCCAGCGGCGCCCATTCCACGCCGCCGCGCAGCTCGATCTTCGCCGCCCAGTTGCGGATCGTCTTCTCGCTGCACGCGGACGAAAACTCCTGAAGCCATCGGTCGCGCGCCTCGCAATTGGCCTCGTGCTCGCGCAGGTCGCGGTCCAGCGCCTCGAAGTAGGCGATCATTACCGCGCGCACCTTCTGCGCCTTGAGCTGGGAAAAGGCCGGCAGCGTCGCGAGCTTGAAATCCGGCTGCCAGCGCGGCGTGGCGATGCGGACCAGGTCCTCCAGCATCCACGCGCCCTGCTTCCGGCGCATGCCTTCCAGCTGGATCTGGTAATCGCGCGGCAGCTGCTGCACCGGCCACACCTGGATCCCGTCGCGGAACTGCGGCGCGATGCCCTTCATGCGCAGGCGCACCGCGCGCGGCGTGAGGCCCATGAGCGCGGCGATGTCGCGCGCCCCGACCAGCTCGCCGGCGATGAGCGGGGAGAGCTCGACGTTCATTGCGCGGCTCCCACGTAGCGGCGCTCGGCCTGGCGCTGGATCTCCAGGCCGGCCGCGCTGCGGCGATCGGCGAAGGTCACGCCGATCGAACCGTTGACGTAGCGGTCCAGCCGGATGATGGAGCCGTCGCCCTCGGTGAAGTAGGTGGAGGATTGCAGCTCGCGCATCGTCGCGATTCCGCTCTGCACCAGGCGCGTCAGGTTGTCCGGCACGATCACGGCGCCACCTCCCCGAATTCGAGCTGGTGCACGGCCACGACCGCGACGACGCGCCGGCGCGTGTGGCCGGTGATGCGGATCTTGAACGCATCCTCGAAGCAGCACTTCCAGCAGCACCAGGCTTCGAGTCCGGCGTCCTTCGGTTCGACCGTATCGCAGGTCGAGCACATCATCGGTTTGGTATGGCGGTTTGACATAGAGGAGAAAGAATCGAGGCCTATGAACGACGTTGACCTGATGAATCTGAAAACGATGCTGGCCCTTCTTCACGCGAAGCTTGACCAGCTGATGGAGTGGAATGAGCCGGCTGACTGGAAGGAGCGATTGAAGTCTGACCAGCCGCCGACATCGCTTGGCGATCGCGCCGCTGCTTATGAGCGAGCACTCTTTGGAAATCGTCTTTGGCCTGAGCAAAATCCATCAGACGACCGGTGAAGTAGCAGAGATAGATCGTCTCGGGGTTGTGGGACGGGTCCCACGCGTCGGAATAGAGAAGCATCACTTGCCTCCCTTCTTCGCCGGCGCGGCCGGCGGTTGAATTTCGAATTGACCCTTCGCGATCAGCTCCAGCTGCTCGTCGCATTCGTTGAGGATGTTGAAGGCGCGCCGCACCGGTTGAATAACCTCGCTCTCGTTGCTAAGGAGAAGAGCGCCAGCCAGGAAAGTCTTTGCGTCGCGGACGGGCATCGCGCGCGAGTGCTCGATTACTTCGCGGATAAAAAAATCAGCCGCGCTCACAGGATGCCCTTCTCCGCCATGCGGGCCCGGACCTTCGGCGCCGTGCCCTCCGCCGCCTTGCGCAGCGCGTTCGGGTGGCATTTTAAAACGTGGGAGGCCCTGGAAAGCGTCTTGTAACGCGAGATAAGCTTTCCCTTGATTTCCTGCCACACTGTTGATTGACTCATGTTCGTGGTGTGAGATGTGATAACTTATCCAATTAACGGATAACTTATCTGGAGTCAAAAGAAAATGCCGAAAAAGATTAAAGAGACCCCTCAGTCGCTCGAGATTCAAAAGCTGCTCAGGGAGTCAGGAATGACTCTCGTCGAGCTCAGCCAGAAGGCGGCGGTCAACCTTGCGACTCTCAAACGGGTGGCTGCCGGGCATCAGCAGGCAGGCAAGCACACCATGGTCTCCATACGGCAAGCCGCGACGATCCCGGTTTACTCAGCCAATGCATTTAAAGAGGGGGCGGCGGCCCACGGCGCGCCGATTTCGCGGTTACGCCAGATTCCGGTTGTCTCTTGGGCGCAGGCCGGGCAGGCGATGGCTTATGACGATTTGCCCAGCGATTGGATGCGGCGCATCGCATCCGACGCCGATGACCCATTTGCGTTCTGCGTCGAGATCGTCGGCGATTCCATGGAGCCGATTTACCGCGAGGGCCAGCTGGCGGTCCTGCTGCCGTCCCACGAAGTGCGTAACGGGGATGTGGTCGTGGCCAACATCAAGAACAAGGGCGCGATCATGAAGCTCTACCACGCGAGGGGAGAGAAGATCGAGCTGTCGAGCTACAACGACAAACCCTACCCTCCGAAGTTTTATTCGGCCGCCGACTTTCACTGGATTTACCCTGTCGACTCGGTCATCTCAAAACTAAAAAGGAGATAAGAATGAAGCTCGCGATAACGGCGGTACTCTCAATCTGCTTATGCGGCACTTCGCTCGGTCGATTGGGCGAAGATTTGCCTGGAAGTATGGCGCGTTATGGGCAGATGAAGTCGAAAACATATCTAGCCCCCGAGTGCTTCGAGGCGAAATTTAGTTATGGTCAAGTGGACATCGTCGCGAATTTCTACAAGGGTGTTTGCGTCCGAATGGAATTTGTCCTGGCGCGAGGACACGTGATCACGCCGCCTGATGAACCGCCGGTTTATGCCGATGCGCCACCAGGGGGCTTTTCCAGCGCAGAGGTTGATGCGCTCATGAGCCAGAACTCCCAGGGCCATGTTTGGGATAAGGTTGGCAATTTAATCGAAGACAAAACCGCTGTAGATTACAAACGTGACGACGGAGGATTTGCTTTGTGGAGGCTTGGCGGGTCTCTATCAATCGAATCCCCTGACTTCCCCGCCTACCTAGCCGAGACGATGAAGGCGGAAGACGGCAAGGATCGCGCTGAGGCTGTCAAAACTGTTGGCGGTCTATAGGCTCGGATCCGCGCGTTCTTCATGGCAATTGTGATAATTTATCTCGACATGGATAAGTTATCCATAGTAGCAGTCGGGCGTGCGCGCGCTCGCTCATCTCTTCAGTTCCGGTGCGGATTTACCCAGCACGCCCGGTACGTCGGCCACATTCCAATCAGAAGCTGCTTCAGCCACAGCTCAAGAGCGGGTCCGTCGGCTTCTGCGAGAAGCATTTCGTCCGGCGCACCGGCTGACGCCAGATCGTCTAGCTGAAATTCTGCAACGGCTACGCGGATCCCAATCAGGATCCGCATTTGCGGCAGCGCCGGTGGCGGGCACCCCGGCCACTCAATCCACAGTTGGAGCAGCCGGTCCGCATCCGCGTCCAAACCATCCGGGATCGGAGGATGCGAGCGCATCACCGCATCGGGCGGATCGGCCCACCGATAGCACTCCGTTAGGCGGCGTCGCAACGCCTCTTCCAGGTTCATCTGGCCACCCTAGCGGAGCTCAAGGCTAAAGACAAATGCGCGCGCTTGCTCATGTTCCGCTTAAGTCGTTCGTCGGGATCATCGTCGGCCTGCTGGCCGTCATGCTGCAGTTCGTCGGCGTGGACATCCATGCGGATGTCCCGACGCTGACGGCGAACCTGCTGCAGTTCGCGCAATCGGCCGCGTACCTCATCGGGTTCGGCCTCACGCTCTGGGGCCATCTCCAACTCGCCGGCCAGCATGTGGCGCTGCGGCAGGTCGCCTACAACGCGGGCGTCCCCGCCGCCGACATCAACGCGCCGAAGCAGGCGCTGAAAGCCGCCGCCGACGCGGCTGCTTCTCCTTCCGCCAGTCCACCCCAATCCCTGACTGGCCCCGGCCAGTCGACCGACCTCATCGACAAATGAAACGACTCATTGTTACCGCCTTAATTGCGGTCGCGCTCACGGCCTGCTCCACCACCCAACTGCAGGAGGCCGAAACCGTCGGCGAATCGATTGCCTGGACCACGGCAAATGCGTACGAGACGGCCAACACGGCCGCCGGCGGCGCGCTGACCAGCTCGCTGCTCAACGCCGCCCTGGTTTCCACCCACAACACGCCGGATGAGGCGGTGGTCGACGCGCTGGGCAAGCAGGCCGACGGCGCGCTCAAGTCGGTCGCGTCCGCGCAGGTGGCGGCGATCCAGGCGAAGCTGGCCACGGCGGCCTCCAACGCGGGCAGCGCAGCGGCCGCCAGTGGCGCGACGGGCACCGGCATCCAGGCCGCGCAGACGGCCGTGCTCAGCGATCCCGGCGTGATCGCCAAGGCCGCTGCGGCCGCGCCGAGCCTGACCATCCCCGTCGGCACTACTCCCGTCGTGCTGCCCTTCACCTCGACGCCCGTCGACGGCGCGGCGCTGCCGGCATCCACCACCACGGCAGCCAAGTAACCATGGAGAAAACCTTCTCACCCGTCACGCCGGCGCAGATCGACAAGATGCGCGCCGAGCTGGCGGACAACCACATCACCGTGCCGCCCGGCAACAGCGGGCAGATCACGGGCAAGACCATGTTCGGCGCGCTCACGGCCAACTTCACCTACGACGGCACGACGCTGGTCGTGGATGTCATCGACAAGCCCTGGCTCGCGTCCTACGGCGACGTCTTCTCGCAGATCCAGCAACACCTCGGCTGATGGACATCAACGCGAACATCGGGATCAGCGGCCCCATCGGCGGAGCGCTGGAGCTGGGCGCCGCCTCACTCGGCCTCATCACCGAATTGCAGCGCGAGGCCAATTCGCCGGACGAGCAGAAGGCGGCTGCCGCGAAGCAGCGCCTGGCCGAGCTGGACGCGTTCGTCGCCGCGCAGAAGGCCAACAACCTGGAAGCCGAGCGCAAGGAAGTGGAGGCGGTGTCGTGAGGAACTACACGGCGCACGACCGGCGCGGCCCGGGCATGATGAAGGCGGACCGGCTTTCGTTTCAGCTGATCGGCCCCGCCCTCATCCTGGCCATCGTCATCGCCGTGGCCGCCATGTTGCTGGCCGGCTGCACCATGACCCCGGACGGCGGCAAGGCGGCGACGGACTATCCCGACGCCACCACGCCGAAGGGGATGAACGAGTTCAACGGCGGCCTGCTGGACGACATCACGATCAACGGGCGCGGCTACAACGTCGTCACGGACGGCCTCGCCGCCAGGGTCGCGAAGCGCGTTGGCGGCACGAGCGGCTTTGTCTCGATCTGGTACGTCAGCCACGAGCAATGGCGCGTCCAGGGCGTGCTTAACCATCTGCCGGGATCCACTCCTCTTACCGCCATCGATAAGGGCGTGATGTTCACCTACGTCAGCAGCGGAGGCGCCACGGCCAAGTGAACGACCAGACCGTCACGTTCGCGCTTTTCGTGCTCGTCGTCCTGGTCATCAGCACGGCAGCGATCGTCGGCGGAAGCGTGAAAGAAAACCAACATGAAAACGACCGAGAAGAAACTCCCAGCGAAAAAGAAGAGCGCCGCAAAACCCAAGGCCCTTTTTGAACGGGTGAGCCTGCCCTCCGTTGAGGAAGGCACGGACTACCTCCTCCTGGTGCCGAGCGACGACGATGGGCTGCCGAAGTTTCGGCATACCGTGGCCACGTACGCGTTCGACGGCCGCTTCCACGAGCACCGCCGGAAGAACGAGCGCAGCGCGCCGCGATCATTCGCGTTCAGCGACATCAAGAAAATCTACCGCCTCCCTGATTGCGAGTGAGCGCCAAGCCCTATACCTGGCAGCCCGGCGCGGTGGGGGACATCTATGTCCTCAACGTCACCGCGTCGTGGTTTGGCGGCCCGAACGATCCCGACGACGACGGGCGCACGGCCAGCGGCCTGAACACGCGGAGCAATCCCGGCTTGCTGGGCTGCGCGCTGCCGATGGCGATTTCCAACGGCGCGGCGGTCCCCGGCTGCAAGGGCTCGCCGCTGCCGACGATGCCGTACCTGAAAACCTATGTGCAGGTGTGGCGCGCGGACCGGCAGCTTTCCGTCGACTATCGCGGCATCATCATCCCGCTGATCGATTGCGGGCCGGACCTGGTTGAAGACCGCCCGATCGATCTGACGCCGCCCGCCTTTGTGGCGCTGGAGGGCGATCTGGAGGCCGGTCTGCTGAAGGTCTCGTTCCGGATCATTGACGCGGCCCGCTACATCTCCCTGGGCGGCGCGCCGGTCATCGGCGTCCAGGCCGGCGAAGCGGCCGAAGCCACGGCGCAGACCATTCTAACTTTCGGGTCGAAAGGCGAGTCGGGCGTGGCCGGCGCCCCATCGAGCGGCACGGCCGCACCGGCCGGAAAGGAGACCGCTTGATCCCGGTCTTCGCGGCAGAGATCCCGGACATGGTCTGGGAGATGGCCGTCGTCGGCATCCTGGTCGTCGCCGTGGCGGCCACGGCCAAGGCGGTCAATGAAATCGGCGACCTGATCAACCGATTCCGCGACAAGCCCTCGTCCAGCCAGCTCGGCAAGGAGCTGCGCGAATGGGCGGAGAAGCATTTCGCCACCAAGGAGGAGCTGGCCCACGCGCGCGAGATTTTCTCGACGACGCTCGTCAACCAGGATACGCGGCTGACCAACGTGCGCACCGACGCGTCGCGCATCGAGCAATCCGTCTCGGAGATCAAGGCGCTGGTGATTACCAACGAGGCGAGGCACGAGCAGCGCGCCATCGACCTGCACAACCGGATCAACCCGCTGCTGACCGAGCTGGGCGCCGCCAAGGAGCGGTTGCGCTCGCACAGCCAGCGCCTGCACGGAGCCGCATGAAGCCGGATCGCGCCACCCTCCACATCCTGGCCACGTTTCCCGAGGTCTACCTCCAGAGCGAGGACGTGCTCTTTGTCGAGGTCAACAACATGGCGGCGGAAGCCGTCACCGTCGCTGAGTTCCGCACGCTGCTGAATGAGCTGGAGACGCAGAGGCTCGTCGTTTCGCAGCGCGTGCAAGGCCGCGTGAAATGGAAAATCACCGGCGCCGGCCGCGCCTGGCTGAAGGAGTCATGAATGGGATTCCGCAAGCCACGCAGCGACTCGAAGCTGATGAACCTTCCCGACGAACAGCGGGAGGAACTCGTCTCGTGGCTGCTGCGCGGCATGTCCTACGGCAAGGCGCTCGTACTGCTGGAGAAGGAGCCGTTCTATATCGAAACCTCCGTCCGGGCGCTGTCGGAGTTTTACTCGGAGTACTGCACCTCAGCGCTACTGGAACGCAGGCAGCGCGCGGCGACGCTTTCCAAGTCAGTGCGTTCCGAAGCGGAGACCAGCCCGGAGGATTTCGACAAGTCCACGATCGCACTCCTGGAGCGCTGGTGCTTCGAGATGGCGAGCGCGCCGTCGATCGATCCGAAGGACGTGAAGAACTTGATGGGGCTTCTGCTCAAGCGGCGGGACCAGGACAAGAAGTCGGAGTCGCTCGCGTTCGAGAAGGAAAAGTTCCGGTCCTCGCTGATGAAGAAGATCGAGCTAGGGCTGGAGGAGCTGCACACGCAGATCAAGGACAACCCGGCGGCGCTGGCGGCCTTCGAGGCATTGAAGGGAGCGATCGCGAAATGAAATCCGCCGTCGACATCCTGGACCAGAAGCTGGGCGGCAAGACCATCGAAGGCCGGCCGGATCGCGCCACCTTCGAGGAGTTCCTCCTGCAGGACGCCAGGGTGCCGGGCAAGGGCGGCCGGCACGTGCCCTACACCTTCGAGGGCCGCGAGGCGTTACGGGAAATCGTCACGACGTTGGATCGCATCCTGGCCGGCAACCTGGCGGATTCCGTCGTCGCGATCGCCGGCGGTGCGCAGTTCGGCAAGACCATCCTGGAACTCAACTTCCTCGCCTACGCAACCTCGCAGCGGTTTCTCAACGGCATCCTCTTTCTGCCGGACCGCGACCTGGTCGCCGGCGTGATGGATGCAAAGTTCCGGCCCGACGTGGTCGACCAGATCCCGTGGCTGGCGCGCATGATGCAGGTCGGCAAGGCGATCAACGAGTCCGGCAAGGCGGTGGACCGCAAGGGCGCCTTCACGGTCAACGACGGCCGCAGCCGCGCCCAGGCGATGGCCATGGGCTTGCAGAAGACGCCGACGACGTTCTCCGCCGACATCATCGAGAAGGACGAATGCGACGACATCCCGGAGAAGTACGGCAAGTTCGCCGCCGGCCGCATGGGCGCATCCGATCTGCGGCTGGAGCTGCGCATCGGCACGCAGCGGGTCAACGGCCGGGGGATGAACTCGGCGTGGCGCAGCGGCAGCCAGGGCGTGATGGAGCTGGGCGGAATCAACCCGGAGGAGGCTTTCCCGGGCATTGTGCGCTGCCAGCTGGACGCGGCGCCGAGTCCGACCGATCCGAAGCTCACCTTTGCCGGCGACTTCCGCCGCGACGCGGATCCGTCGCACGTCGTGGCCACGCACCACCCGGAGCAAGTCTACTACCTCGCGCATCCGCTCACCGGCGCGACGCTGGATCGCCGCGCGGTGGAGTGGACGCACCGCAAGCCGGAACGCATCGGCATGCGCAACTGGTCCTTCCGCCTTTCCCAGCTCGGCATTGGCGCGATCAGCCTGTCGAAGATCGTGGCGGAGTGGACGCTGGCGGTGAACGACGCCGAGCGGATGATCGTCTTCCGTTGCGATGTGCTCGCGCTGCCGCAGTCGAGCACGCAGGCGCTCACCCCTGCCGTGCTGGACCGCGCGCGCGATCTGGAGCCCTACGACATGCGCAACAAGCCGGCGGCCGGCCGCCCGGTCTACGCCGGCGTCGACGTGGGCGACAAGTCATTCTTCATCGCCAAGGAGCGGGAGAGCGCACGGCGCAAGCGCATCATCTACGCCACGACGCTGCCCTCGTCGGACATCGTCACGCGCTGCACCGCGCTGTTCCATTCCATCGGCTGCAGCTGCCTCTTTATCGACCAGCGGCCGGAGGCGTCGAAGGCGCGTTCGCTTGCGCTGGCGTTGAACGGGCTCGATGCGCTGCAGGCGTGGCCGGTCGTGCCGGATCCCATCTACGGCGCCGACGTCTACCTCGCGCTGCCCGGCGGACTCGCCTGGGACGGCAACAAGGGCCGCTGGAAAAACCTGCGCTGCGCCGTCGTGCGGTTCGACAAGAAGCAGGAAGGCGCGGGCATCGAGCACGGGTTCGACCAGTTCGATGAAGGCGGCCTGAAGAAGTTCGTGCCGCTGATCAAGTGCAACCGCCAGGACTCGATCGACCGCGTCGTGCGCGAGCTGCTCACGCCGGAGGAGGGCGTGACCGAGTACTTCGAGAACGTCATGCGCGTCGAGCCGGCCACGCTGCTGCCGCGCCGGGGCGTGGAGATGATCGACACGGTCGCCTCCCACTTCATCGTCGGCAGCGAGCGCGAACGCAAGGATAACGGGGACATCGGCGATTACGTCGACGGCTGCGAGAATCACTTCCTCCTGGCGAATGCCTACAGCGCCCTGGCCGAGGGTGAGGCGCTCCACGGTAAGGCGGGGCCGTTCCAGTTTCAGCGCGTCGGCATCACGCGCGCCCAGGTCAGCAGCCGCCGCTTCAACCGGAGGGTTGTCGGATGACGCAGCGCGGCAAACGCAAAAAGACGGTGGCCGCCGCCAAGGTAAAAGGCCTGCCGAAGAAGCTGCCGACCAAGGGCCCGGTCGTTTCCTCCGCCCGTGTGCAGCTTTACCTGCGATCCGGCTTCAATCCTCTCCGGTACCTCACGCCGGAGCTGCTGGGCTGGTACATCAACCGCTTTCGTATCGGCTACCCGCGCGAGATTTCGATTGCCTGGGCGGAGATCGCGGAGCGTGACGACGTCGTTGCCCTGGTCAAGCCGCTGCGCGAAAAGGCCATCTCCCGTTACGACTACCAGATCGAGCCGACGGAGAACCTGGACGAATCGCAACTGGACGAAGCGGCCGCGCAGCAGGAGAAGATCGAGTACTTCTTCTCGAACATCACGGCGACCAGCACGATCGACACCGACCACGTCGGCGGCGAGACGTTGATGAAGCGCCAGATGATGAGCGCTGTCGGCTCGCGCTACTCCATCCACGAGATCGTCTGGCAGCCGCAGGAGGATGGCAACCTCACGGCGGAGCTGCGCTGGACGCCTCTCTGGTTTTTCGAGCGCACGCTCGGGCGCCTGCGCTACCTGCAGCAGGAGGGTGAAACCCAAGGCATCGACCTGGACGAGGGCGGCTGGATGATCACCGTCGGCGAGGGGTTGATGATCGCGACGATGATCGCACACACCCTCAAGAAGATGCCCCTGCTGGACTGGGCCACGTTCTGCGAGCGCAACGGCATGCCGGCCTTCATCGGCACAACCGATTCGCCGAAGGGTTCGCAGACCTGGACCGCGTTGGAGGAAGCGCTGCGCTACCTGGCGTCGGACCTCGCCGCGATCAAGAGCTCGATGGACAAGATCGATGTCGTGGACCTGAAAGGCTCCCAGGCGGCGCTGCCCTACGAGCCGCTGGTCAAGCGGATGGACGCGCGCATCGCGGCGCTGTGGCGCGGCGGCGATCTCTCCACGCAATCGAGCGGCGCGCACGCGCAGGGCCGTGGATCCAACCGGCAGGAGGACGAGGCGGAGATCATCCTCGACGACGACGTGAAGATGATCGAGGACACGATCAACCGGCGCCTGGTGCGCCCCGCCTGCCAGTACCTTTTCGGCACGCTGCCGCTGGTCCGTTATCGCGTGGTCATCCCGCCGAAGGAGGCCACCGCGCAGGACCTCGCCGTCGATCAGTTCCTGCTCAGCGCCGGCGCGCAGCTCAGCGTGGAGGATGCGATGCGCCGGTACGGCCGCGTGGCCGCGAAGCCCGGCGAGACGCTGCTCACGCCGCCGCAACAGGACGAGCAGATCCCACCGGGCCTCGGCAACGAGCGGCTGTCCAGTTACCAAATGCAGCACATTCGCCTGATCGGCGCGGTGCGCCAGCGCCTCCTGCCATTGCAGGCCGCCGCGCTCAAGCCGCTGGACCAGCGCATCGCGAAGATCCTCGCGGATCCGGAGTCGGACCTGGAGAACGAGGTCCGCCGCGTCATCGACGATCTGCCCAGCGTGCTCAAGGCGGTCGAGACCGATCCAAGCACGGCAACCCTTCTTTCCGCCGCCTACACCGCCGCCTACCTGGACGGCCTCACCCAACCCACCGGACTCAACGCATGAATCTATCCGCCATCTTTAAGCTGCACCGCCGACGCGAAGTGCTTCATGACCTGGCCAACCACGACGACAACCTGCCGCAGGTGGCCGAGCCGGAGAACGGCCTCTGCAACGAGTTTCACCAGGACGAGAAGGGTTGGGTTCAGATCGCGCCCTACGGCGATTACCCGCACCCGGGCGGCTTCACCAAGGATGGAAAGCGCAAGTATCCAAAGGGCGTCATCCAGCGCGTGAACCGCGCGGCCGGCGAGGCCATGGCGAACGAGCTTCGGACCATCGTTGGACAGAAGGTCGTCGGCGAGCGTCCCTGGTATCGGGGCCATCACGACCAGGACCCGATCAAGTATCCGGACCCCAACTCGTACGCCTGGATCAAGGACATCGCCAACCGCGACGACGGCATTTATGCACGGGCGGAGTTCACGCCCGACGGCCAGTCGCTGATCGACAAGAAGACGTTCAAGTACTTCTCGGCCTACTGGGGCGTGGCCTACACCGGCGAGACAGACGACAAGGGGCGCAAGATCATGATGCCGGTCCGCCTCAACAGCGTCGCCTTCACGAACCGGCCGAACATCCCGGTGGTGCCGCTCTCCAACGAGGAGGACGCCATTGAAGGGACCGGGATGCACACGGCCGCGCAGGCCGTGATCAGCGAGTATGTCGCCAACGGCGTCCTGGAAGAGACGGACCGCGACGAGTGGCTTGGCTACTTCAACGAGAGCTTTACCGATGCGGCCTGGGCGCTGGCGAACGCGGATCGCAGTGAGGCGGCGCGCAAGGGCTGGATCACGCGGCGCGCGAATATGGAATCGCGCGGGCAGCCGTTTGCCAAGGCGGCAGCGCGGACACGCGCGGCGACGCGATCAGGGCCAGTCAAGAAAAGCGCCGTGCCCGTCGGCAAGGATCTCGAAAGCCAGATGAAGGCAAACTCGGCCGGGAAGCTGGAGCGCCAGGCTGACGGCCGCGCGGTGTGGCGTTTGCAGAAGGGCCAGGGCAAAGCCTCGGAAGTCGCACGTAGCGGCGCGTACGCGGTCAAGCAGCACGGCGCGGGCGTTTATTCGCTCCATCACCGTGGCGGCATGGGGCCGATCGCGACTGGTTCCAAGGCGCATGCCTACAAGGCTGCCGAACTTCACGAGAAGTCGCAGGAACGAATGGCCGCCGCGTCTCCCGCGAAGTCAGCGCCTGCCAAAGAGCCGGAAAAGCTCGGCCTCAATGTCCCGAAGCCGCCCGCGATCAAGGCCGCCGAGGAGCCGCTCAAGATCGCGCTGCCGGCCCGACCCGCAACGCCTGCGACTCCGATCCAGCATACGCCCACCGAATTTCAACAAGGCGTGCGCACCAATCTGAACAAGTGGGCCGCAACGTCGGCGCAGACGTCCACGGGCGCCCGCAAGCAGGGTCTCTTCTCGAAGCTGGTCGACGCCTTCAAAAACCCGCACGTCCACGACGGCGGCGCCTCCTAAATTTCAACCCCAACCCCCGACAGCAACACACCATGAATAAACTGAAAGTAGCGGTCCTCGCACTGGCCTCCCTCGCGGGGCTGTCGCGGGGAAGAATCGTCGACAACCTCGCCAACGAGGCTGCCGCCACGTCCCGAAGCGCCCAGCATTGGAAGCGCAAAACGGCGCTGGCCATCGGCCGGCCGGACCTCGCCAACGCCGACGACGAATCGCTTGAGGCGGCGCACGACGCGCACATGCAGGCCGCCAACGAGCTGGAGGACGCACCTCCCGGACCGGTGGAAATCTCCGCCGACAACGAGGAGAAGGGCAAGGAGGACGGCCTGGCCAACGAGGAGCTCGTGAAGACCCGCAAGAAGCTGGCCGAGACGCTCGTCGGCGGCGCCATTGCGGCCGGCCGCATCCTCCCCGCGAAGAAGGATCACTGGCTGGAGCAGTTCGCCAATGACTTCGACGCGGCCGAAACCGCTCTGGCCAACGAAAAGGCCGGCGTGATCAAGACCAGGCCCGTGACCGGCAACCTGGGCGACCAGAGCCAGCAGCACATCGCCAACGAAACCGCCCGCCGCGAAAAGGTCGACGAGCTCGTGAACGAGGAGATGGGCAAGAACGGCGGCGATTACGACAAGGCATTCGCCAAGGTCCAGCGCCACCACAAGGAACTCTTCGGCGCGATGAAGGATCCCGCCGCCAAGAAATAACCACTCACCAAGAAAGACTGATTCCCATGGAAAATATCCCCGTCAACAAAGAGGAAGTTCTCACTCAACTCACCCCCGCCACGATCGAGCTCTACGGCGACCGCGTCGCCAAGCTCGTGGCCGAAAAGCAGATGGCCGGCCTCACGCGCGAGCAGGCCGAGCAGGTCGTCACCGCGCAGCTGAAGCGCGACGCCGAGGTCGAGCGCCAGGAGAAGCTGCGCAAGTCCACCCTGATGCCGACGAGCCCCGCCGGCGGGTTTGTCCCGCTGGGACGCCAGGAGCGTCCGGTCCAGCCGCCGCTCACCGCCAAGGAAGCGCAGGAGAAATCAGACGCGAAGGAGGCCGGCATCGCGGAGGCGGGCATCAACGCCAACGCCTCGCAGGTCCGCGAGAACAATCCCCCGCCGTCGACGCCCGTGAAGGTCGAGACGAAGGAAACCAAACACGCCAAGGCTTAACCCCGAGGCACCAACCCAAAGGAAAACAAGACATGCACATCGCATTCAATCTGATGCTCCTTGGACTGGCCCTGGTGGGCTTCGTCCTGTTCATCGTTGCGCTCAAGCGCATCCCGCAGTACGGCAGCGGACGAATCGTCGACAACCTGGCGAACATCGCCGAGGGCACGCACAAGGGCGGCCGCATCTCGCGCCTGCCTGACGTGCAGGTGCCGTGCGGGCCCAACGGTGAGCACAAGTACTTCCTCGCCAAGAACGGCTCGGATTCGTTCCACGCGGCTCTGGCCGGTGTGGCTGACATCCCGATCGGGACGTTCCGCGACAGCACGGACACCGGCGCCGTCGGCGGCGGCTGGTATACGGACCTGTCCAAGCCGATCGAGGTGGATCTCTTCGGTTCCGCCGAGGAGACGAAGCTCGTCTCGATCAACAGCAACGTGAACCAGGGCGACCTCCTGGTGCCGGACGCCAACGGCTACGCGCGGACGAAGCCAGCCGCCACGGCGGGCGTCTTCTATGCGTTCGGCCGGGCACAGCAGTCCGGCGCAGCGGGCGACAACATAGAGTTCGACCCGATCCTGCCGGAAGCGGGCAGCGGGTACGTCACGCTGTTTGCCGGCGTGATGGCGGCCACGGTGGCGGGCGTCAACGACGTGCTCGCGATCGCGGGCCTGCTCAACACGGACATCGTCCTCGTGACGCTGAACACGCAGCACGGCGCGGAGACGGTCACGGTCGCCCAGGCGGCTGCGGGCCAGATCAACGTCACGCTCAGCGCGGCGGCCTCGATCGGCAACACGAAGTACAACGTGATCGTGAAGCGCGCGGTCAACACCTAACCCCCGAAAGGAGAAACCACCCCACATGAAAACAGCAAGCAAGATTCCTTCGGGGCGCGGCGCGAGCCGCCTGCCGAAGGTCCACAACCTGGCCAATGACGGCGTCATTGACCTGCCCATGCTTAATTCCTACAGCCCGGATGCCCAGCATGGTGAGATGTTCCTCGGCAACGAGGCTTCCTACACGGAAGAAACCTTCAGCGAGCCGCTGACCACGTACGCCATCGGCTACAAGGATCCCGAGAACAACCAGGCGCTGGTCAATTACCTGGCGCCCGACGTCCTGGTCGGGCCGGTGTTCGAGTTCAAGTCGTTCAGCAACGCGGAGGAGTTCTACACCGAGTCGGACGATATTCGTGCGACCGGGGCGGACTTCAAGCGCGTCGAGTACTCGGGCCGGACGAACTGGCAAAACACCCTCAACAAGGGACTCGGCTTCCGTTACGATCGCGACAAGCTGCGCGGCACGTTCGGCAAGGGCGTCTCGCTCGAGGATCCCAGCCAGTACGAGAACCGGATCGTGGCCAAGCTCATCCGCCGGTGCTGGCGCAACGAGGCGGTGCGCGCGGTGACGCTCGCCCTGGGCGCGGCGACGAACACGGCGAAGACCTGGAGCAGCGGCGCGCCCAACCCGATCGCGGACATCCGGTCCACGAACGACACGGCCCAGCTCTCCTCCGGCCTGTTCAACAATCGCATCCTCTGGGCGAAGGACGCGTGGTCGACGCAGCAGACGGCGTTCGAGCAATCGAACAACCCGCTCGGCTACCGTTACGCGGACAAGGGCCCGCAGCAGATCGCGGATGCGTTGCAGATGGACAAGGGCATGGTGAGCAAGTCCGTCTACCAGGCCTCCTCCGCCTCGAAGGCGCGGCTGATGACAGAAGTCGTCCTGATGTTCTACGCGCTGGACGGCGTGGACGAGGAGGACCCGTCGCACCTCAAGCGGTTCTGGTCGCCCACCGAGTCGGGCGCCATGCGCGTCTACCGGCACGACTACGGCAAGTTCGTCGACATCTTCGTCGAGTACTACAGCCGCATCGTGGTCTGCACGACGCTCGGCATGGAGAAGCTGACCATCAGCTGATCCTCATCCTGCGCGCCTGGTTCACCGGGCGCGCAGTCCTGGATCCACTGAACATGAAGCTGAACACCTACATTGTGCACACGCCCGGCCGCAAGCATGTGGTCAAGGCCACGAACATTGATGTCCGCAGCGACCGCGTTGAGTTCCGCGACTTCACTCAGGGGGCGGAGATTATTGCCGTCGTCTCCGCGCCGTTCACGGTTCTGCTCAAGCCCGAGGAGGCGAGTGCCGAATAACTCCGAGCCCTGGGTGACGATCGCCGTCCTGGACGTCGACGGCTACCTCGCCGGACCTTATGTGTCCGCCCTGCAGACGGCCGCGCTTCAGGCCGGCCAGCCGGATCCGTTCACCACGCACATGACCGACGTGGTGAACCTGATCCGGTCCGCCGTGCGCGGCGGCTGCATCCGCAACCACACGCCCGTCGTCGTGAGCATGACGCCGCTCAGCGTTCCCCCGGAACTGCGCGGGCATGCGCTGGCCCTCATTGTTGAGTCGATGCAGGGACGCCTCGCGCGCGCCGGCGTGACGCTCGGACTGGAGGAAATCAAGGCCTCGGCCGACCGCGCCCGGAAATACATCGAGCGCATCCAGGACGGCCTCGCCCTGGTGACCACACCTCCCGATCCGTTGACGCCGGACGACCAGCAGCGCGGTGGTCCCATTCAAATTGTACGCCGCGAGAAGCGGCTCTACACGCGGCGCCAAACCCGGGGGCTGCTGTGAACCTCACTCAACCTATCCCTTTCGATGACGCGATCGCGGAGCTGGCCGGCAAGCCGGAGATGCCCTCCGAGCTCAACTCCCGCGAGATGCAGGTGCACACGTCGGCGGATGTGCGCGAGCGTGGATTCTTCTCGGCGCGCGTGATCAGCGCGCGGCTGTTGTCGGCGTTCAAGACGGCATGCCTGGCGATCGTGGACGGCACGAGCGACAAGGCGACGCAGCGGCTGCGCCTGCAGGAGCTCGGCCGCCGCCTGCAGTACCGGCCGGAGCGCGGCAAGGAAGGATCGCTGGAGGACCTCTTCAGCAACGCGCGCATCGACGTGATGCTGGACACGAACGTCTCCATGGTCCGCAACTTCGGCGCGTGGCAGCAGGGCAATCGCCCGGGTGCGCTCATGGCGTTCCCGGCGCAGCAGTTGATCCGCGTGGCGCGCCGCGTGAACAAGCGCGAGTGGGCCCAGCGTTGGAATGACTCGGCCGGCACGCTCGGGTCCGCCACGACAGCGACGCGCGCCTTCGGCAACAAGGCAACAGACTTCGCCGGCCTGAATGCGTTCGCGCTGAAGAACGATCCGATCTGGCCGGCGATCTCGCGCTTCGGCCTGCCGTACCCGCCGTTCGATTACGGCAGCGGCATGGGGCTGCGCGACGTCGGCGCCCGTCGCGCCGTCGAGCTCGGCCTGATGGCGCCCGGGCAGAATCCGATCGCACCGGCGCCCCGCCGGATGAACGACGGCCTGCAGGCGTCCGTGGCCGGCCTGGACGATTCGCTCACCGCCGCGCTGGCCGATGGCCTCAGCGCAGGCGTCGAGCTCGTGGACGGCATCCTGCGCTTCAGCAACGAGGCATCCCGGGCCCGATGCCAGCGCGCATTTGACCTGGTGAACGAGGCGCCGCGCCGCCGCGCAGCAGCCGTGCACCGTTTGTTGCAGGAGGCGTCATGGAACTGACCTTCCACGTCGAGCAGAACGTCGACGCCGCCCTGGCGCGCGTGCCGGCGCTGGTCAACGAGGGCCGCACGGCCGTGGGCCGCGCCATCCGCAACCGCGTGGTCGAACACCTGCAGGGTTTGCCGACGAACAAGGCCGGCTTCCCGTCGACGGGTTTCTACGCCAGCGCGGCGGAAAGCGTGACGCAGCCGGTGATCGATGGCGTGGGCGTTTACATTTCGATCACGCAGCTCGGCATGCGCCAGCGCTACCTGGGCGGCGATATCGTTCCGCCCTGGAAGAACGGCTCGCCCTCGAAGTACCTGGCCATCCCGGCGCAGGGGTTTGGCTACGGCATCCGCGCGCGCAGCTTCACCGGACTGGTCTTTCTGTGGGGCCGCGACAAGGAGGGCATGGTCCGCCCGATCGCACTCATGGCGTCGGACGACGTGCGCAATCCAGGCAGCGGCAAGCGCACCAAAAGCGGCGCGCCGAAGAAGCTCCGCGTCGACGAAGGCTCGATCATCTACTGGCTGGTGAAGAGTGTGCACCAGGAGCCGGATCCCGCCGTGCTGCCCACGCAGCAGGAGCTTAACGATGCGGCAACGGAGGGTCTGCTCGACTTTCTTTTTGCCGCTCAGGCGGAGGGTGCGCTGTGAGCGATTCCGTCATCCGCGCGATCAAGCAGAGCGTGAGCGACCAAGTCACGTCGCAGGCCTACTTCGCGAACATCCCCGTGCTGATCAAGGTCTCGACCGAGATCCAGTCCGGCATCCTGGCCGGCACGTACCCGGCGGGCGGCCTGGCGATCCTCATCGGCGGCTTCTCCGCGCGCAACCCGAACCCAAACACGCCCGGGCCCTACTTTGATGACGCACGCCTCATGGTCGACGTGCTGGAGCAGGTGACGATCAACCAGTCCAAGGGCGGCCCGGATGTTGACGAGGTGGGCGAGACGGCGATGCGCCTGCTGCACCAGTTCGCGCCCATGGGGGCGAACGAGGCGGCGTGGGTGAGCGACTGGTCCGAGGTGGACGACAAGCAATACAACCTGCGCCGGTTCTACCTGCAGATGCCAGCCGGCTTCGCGCCCCTCGTGTTGCCGGACATGCCGGCCATCGTGGCCGCGCCCGCGCCGGGCGCCGGATTGCAGTACCCGCTCAACGTCACGCTCGCCCTGGCGCAGCCGGTGCCCGGTGCCGCGATCTTCTATACGCTCGACGGCTCGTTCCCCGGGCCATTCACCAATCTATACGAGCCCTATTCGCCGCTCACGGATTCCAACGGCGAGCCGCTCACGGATTCGCAAGGCAATTACCTGATGACCGGCGGCTCGGTTCTCATCCCCAGCGCCGGCACGACGCTGCGCGCCCGCGCCTATCTGCAGGGCCGCAACTCAGGCCAGCCCACCACCTTCACCTTCAACTAACCCCGGAGAAAACATCATGAGCGTCCCACGTCAATATATCCTGCGCGGCCCCTGCCAGGTCCAGTTCGGCGGCCAAGTCTTCTACTCGAAGGACAACGTCGTCGTCAGCATCAACCCCAAGACCGAAGCCATCATGACCGACGCGATCGGCAAGGTGGACCTGCGCGACGACGACGTCGACGCGATGTGCAAGTTTATGCCCGACGGCCAGGTGACCAACGCGCTCCTGGCGCTGCTCTACCCGTTCATCCAGGCGGCGATCTATCCCGGCTCCAGCGTCTTCGGCGCGGCGGATACGCCGCTGACCATCTGGACGCGCGACGGCTGGAAGTACGTCTTCCCGTGCGCGGCCGTCGTCGAGCAGCCCGACTTCATGGCGCAGGGCGTGAAGACCCTCTTCGGGGGTATCAATTTCCGAATGATTCGCGCGAACAACACCGCGTGGAATACCGCGAACAACCTGATGCTGGCGCCGGTCCAGGCCGCCTACCCCGGCGACGCCAACTACAACCTCGGCAACATCATCACGGAGCCCTTCACCGCCTTGTGGACGCCGGCGGGCTTTGCCGCGCCGACGGCCACGATCACGGCCGACAGCGACGCGAACCCCGATGTCGTGACGACGACGGCCGCGCATCCGTTCATCCCGGGCGACCGCGTGACCATCACTGGCGTGGTGGGAGACAATGCCCTCAACGGGACGGTCATGGTGGCCACGGTGCCGAGCGCCACGACGTTGACGTTCACTACGCTGGCTGGAACGCCGATCGCCGGCACGGGCGCCTACGTGAGCGGCGGCACGATCACGCGCGCGAACGGCTTTGATGGCGTGTTCACCACGGAGGCGGGATTCACCATCTCCTCCAAGGTCAATCTCAACGACGAGAAAACGGATGATGGCGGCCGGATCGACATGACGTTCCAGTACCTGGACGTCACCTGCAAATGCGTGCCGGTCCTCCCGACGCCACAGGAGCTGATCAACCTGCTCGGCGTGCAGGACGCCAACGCCATGCGCGGCCGCAGCCGCGCCGGGCTGGGGCGCAATCTCTATCTGAGCGGCAACGGCATCTACGCCAAGATGCCGCAGGCCGCGCTGACCATGGCCGATCCAATCCGCGCCGGAGCCAAGGTAAAGCGCCTCGGCGATGTGACGTTCGAGTCGACGCAGGTCCTCGCCGCCGGCGTCCCAACCCCCAAGCTCGCCCTCTCCACCGCCGTCATCGCGTGATGAACCATGCTTGTCCAATTCGGCAACGTATGGCTGACCAACGACGGCACCGGCGCGCTCCCCGAGCGCGCCATCACGTCGACGATCGGCGCGAAGTTGAACGGCGAGGAGGTCATCCAGGAAGCCCGCTTTCTGCGGGCGGCGGCGGCGACCTACTTCGACCGGGGCAACCTCGGCCAGACGTTCACGTTCAAGGTCACGCGCAACTTCCAGCTCCTGATGCCGGGAGCGAACAACCCGATCGCGCAGGCCGGGGCGTTCGCCCTGCTGCACGGCACCCTGCTGCCCAGGTCGGCCACGCTGCTCCTGGTCTGCGGGGGTTGGGGCGAGCCTCCTCTCTATGTGAAGAGCGCCTTGCCGGCCGTGCTCAAGACACCGGAGTGCCAGCCACGCGGCGTGGGCGTGGATGTGACTTATACCTTCCGGTTCGGCGCCTTGGTCGCGGCCCAGCCGCTGACCGACTCCTCCGGCGGAGGCCTGACGGACTCCACCGGCCAACCCATTCTTGATTGATATCTATATATGAAAAAACTTCTCCTCTTTCTCTATGCCGTCGCGGTGACCAACAGCGCGATAGCCGGCGCGGTGAATCAGTACACCAACGCGCCGGGCGTGAACGACACGGACCAGATGTACATCTACGAGCAGGCCGCGCCGCACGACTTCAATGTCTATATGTCGCAGCTGAAAGCGTACACGTTGACCAACGCGCCTGGCGCGGCCCTGACGAATCTGCCCGCCAACCCGGCGCTTTATCCGCAGCTCAACCAGAGCACCACCGGGACAGCGGCCCAGTCCGGCACGGCCACGCACGCCACCTACTACGACGGAGTGATCATGGGTGATGTCACCGGCCCGATGGCCAACTCGGTTGTGGGCAGCGCGCTCCACGTGCCGGCTACCAACATGCCCGCCTATGTGCTGCAGACGAATGCGATCGGCAGCACGGTGGATGCCTTCGGGGCGGCCGCCGCCGTCAGGGCGTCCGCGCTCCAATCCACCAACAACCTCAGCGACGTGGCGTCGCCATCCACGGCGGCCGCCAACCTGGGGCTGCCCGCGTTGACCGGGCCGCCTGGGATGAACCTCGTCATTCCCGGCGACTCGATCACCGAAGGTTTGCACGGTTCCACCAACTACGCGGCCGCTAATTATCCCGCCGTGGTCCAGGGCGGACCTTGGGGATCGGGCGGATCGCTGGTCTACGCGATGGGGTTCGCCGGCGAGACGACCTCGCAAATCTACGGCCACTACAACCAGGGTGCGGCGTCGACCACGATCACGACCACCGCCGGCAGCACGAGCGCGACGGTGGCGAGCGGCGCCGGGATCTCGGCCGGCAACGCGATCGCGTTCAAGGGCAGTGTTCCCGGCACGACGGTGACGGCGATCTCCGGCACCACGGTGACGCTGAGCGCGGCGCCCACGTCGTCGCAATCCGGCGTGACCTGCGCGCTCAACTCCGTTCCGGTCGGTGATTACTACGGCGGTTACTATGGCGGCGGCGCAGCCAATGGCTGGGTCAACTTCATGGGCACCGGGCACGGGTTGTCGTACGCGGTGACGGGCATGCCGACGCTGGACCTGCTCTATCTCCTCGGCAACGACTACTACGAGAACATCGTCACCACGACGATCACCACGACCGCCAGCAGCACGTCAGCCACCCTCGGCAGCGCCACCAGCGTGAGCGTGGGCTCGCGGATCGAAACGACCGGCGTGCCCCAGGGCACGTACGTGACGGCCATCTCCGGCACGACGATCACGATGTCGGCCCCCGCCACGCTCACGCAATCCACCGTGACCGCGAATCTCACCGTCGTCTTCCAGGTGACCGGTACGCTCACCTCGGGCAGCGCGGTGGTCACGGGGCTCACCGGCTCGTACGCCAGCATCGTGCACGGCAGCATCCTCACGGGCACGGGCCTGCCCTCCGGCAGCAACGCGTTGTGGGTGGTGAGCGGCCAGGGCACAACGAGCGTCACGCTATCCGGCAACGCCACCGCTTCGGGCACGGTTACGCTGACGGTGCACTCATCCATCAACGCGCTGGACGGCTGCGTTTCCAATGCGCAGGCGTTCGTCACGGCCTGCCACGCGGACGGCAACACGACGGCCAATGGCGGCGGCGTGATCATCCCGCTGCTGATTCCGCAAGCGTCCAACAGCCGGACCGATCTTTCCGATGCCTTCCGGCAGTTGTTCAATAGCGTGATCAGCGGCGGGACGCTGGGGCAGGACTACACGTTCAACCCGCTGCCGGCCTGGCCGACTTCCGCGTCGTTGGTGGCGAACAACGGATCGCCCTACTTCGATTCCGGTGGGCTGCACTTCACGCCCGCCGGCGCCGCACTCTACGGCCAGACGCTGGGGCAATACCTGCTCACGATCACCAAGTCGACGAATACCGGCGGCTCCGCTGTGCCCTTCGCGTCCCTGTCGTTGGGCTCCGGCCAGCTGATCTGGGTTTCAGCGCTTTTCGGGAGCGACTCGCCGAGGTTCGGGAGCAAGTATTCGATCGCCTGCCCATTTCAAACCGCCACGGCGGCGCTGGCCGTCGCCAAGTCCGGCGACACCATCGTGGTGCAGGATGGGGGCGTCACGCTGGGCAATTCGAGCGGCGGCGCCGTCTGGCCAAACGGCGTGTCGATGTTCCTGATGCCGGGAGTCGGCATCGGTGGCGGCATTACCGATGGCGGCGCCACCGTCACGGGCACCATCACCGGCAGCGGCCAGACGGATGGAAATGGTTTTCTCAATAGCTACTGCCTGAGTTTCACCGGCACATCGTCCTCGTTCACGTTCAACAACCTGAACCTGAGCGCGAGCAATGCGTCTCCCTGCATTGTGCTGAACGGGCCGTCCGAGATCGTCACCGTCAACGGCAATGTTTCAGCGTCCGGTGATAACGGGATCAATATAGCGCCGGGCGGCTCGGGCACCGTGACCGTCAACGGCAACGTCTACACCAACGCGGGCGGCAATGCCTACAAGGCGGCGGTCTTCATGTCGGGTGCGACGCCTGCAGCGGCGTCGCTGGTGACCGTCAACGGCACGGCCAGCGCGACGGGAGGTGGCTCGTACGATCAGGTGATCTACGTTCAGTACAACGGCAACAAGGTGGTGGTGCACGGCGACGCCCAGTGGCTGGGAACGAACACCTCCGGCGCCGGCGCGCTCTACCTGAGCGGCAGCACCAACACGGTGATCATCACCGGCACGGCCAGCAGCGCGAACACCAATGGCTCGCCCACGGTCGTGACGACAGCGAACACGGACACGGTGACGTTGGGTAATTTGATGGAGACGAGCAATTATCCTTCATCGCTCGGGGCTTCGAGTTCCTATGTGGCAGACGCCGCGCAGGGCATCAAGACGGTGAGTGGATCCACGTCGGGAACGGCGACGTTCAGCGAGCCGATCCGGCGCACCGACGACAAGAAGGTGCTTTTTAACTGCATTGCCTTCCTGGGCTCCGGAACTTACACGCTGCCGACGGCAATGACTTCGTCGTCTCCCATCGTCTCCGCTCCTACCGGCGTCACCGTCACGACGGCAACCGGCTCCATTGTCATCAGCACGACCGGCGCTGTGTCAGGCGTGGGAAGCGTCGAAGCGCCCTGACCTCCTAGACCATGGCTGACTCCTCACAGGATCCGCAGATCCGGATCGGCGCCTCCATCGCCGCGAACACCGGGCCCGGTGCCGCGCAGGTGAAGGCGGACGTGGACTCGGTGGCTGCAGCCGCCAAGGCGGCCACGGACTCTTCCGCGCAGGCCTCGCAGCAGGCGGCAGGGGCGGCCACTGCGGCGACTGCCTCCCTCCAGAGGATCAAGGGCGTGGCCGACGCCTACGGCGTCAGCGTGGAGGTTGCCGCTCATGCCCTGGAATCGCTCGGCCCGGCGGCAGCCCAGGCCACCATCGGTTCCAACCAGCTCGGCGAGGCGATCCAGCTCTCCAGAAGCAACGTCGCCGCACTGGGCCGCGAAGTGGCGGACACGTACGGCGTCCCGCTCCAGGTTGCGCAGCGCGCTATCAGCGAACTCGGGGCTTCCAGCGTCCGCGCCGGCATTGGCACGAACGAACTCGGCCAGGATATCCTGAGGCTGCGCGTCGAGATGGGTTCCCTGGCCACCGCAGCGCGGGAGGCGGCGGCCGGTGAAACTGACCAGGCCCAGGCGGCTCGGGCGTCGGCAACCGCTACGAGCGCCGCGACGACTGAGTCTCGGCTGGCCACGACCGCGAGCGCTGAGCAGGCCGAGCAGGCGGAACGACTGAACGCGCTGATGCGCGAGCACCAGGCGACGCTGATGCGTTCGGTCATCATGGTCCACCGGTCGGCGGAGGGTTTGAAGGATCTCGCCCTGGGTGGCCGCGCGGCCTCGCAGGGTGTCATGGATTTGGCGGAGGCAGCCCAGTATGCCCTGGGCCCGGAATACGCGATGTATGCCGCGATTGCCCAGGTCGTTCTCATGGCGGGCGTGCTGGCCACGGCCCACCATCGTCGCGCGGGCGAGGCCAAGGGCGCGGCGGACGCGGAGAAGGAGGCGGCCGAGGAGGTGAAGGACGCGTGGATCTCGTCCAACGACGAGCTGAAGCGGGAGATCGAGGCGATCTCGCGCAGCAAGTTCTGGGACCAGCAGCTCGCCGTTGCGAAGCAGGTGACGGACGAGATCGGCAAGCAGGCGGCCGCCCTGGCGACGGTGAAAGAGGCGGAGGACAAGTATGCCGAGGCGCAGCACCAGCTCGAGATCGCGGTGCTGAACCGGAGGGAGCAGGAGGACCTGGCCGGAAAGAGCGGCGACGACGTCGAGATCATCAAGCAGAAGTACGCCGCGCTGCGGGACGAATCGAACGCGAAGAACGAGCAGGACCGCAATGCCCGCGAGGCCCAGCACGAGCAGGACCACCGAGCCCTCCTGGTCCGCATTGGAGAAGCGCACCAGGCGGAATCGGCCGGCGCGGCGGTGGATGCCCAGCGCGCCGCGACGGCCTTCCATCAGCGCGCCCTCGATTTTGCGCGGCAGATCAGTGACAACAACCCCGATGCGAAGGATGACTTCCAGGCGGCGCGAGATCGCATGCAGCAGCTGGCCCTGCAACAGCAGGGGCATGCGGCCGGGCAGGCGGATATCCAGACAGGAAGGGCGATACCGGCCCTGACGGTGGCCGAGCAAATCGAACTGAACAACCTGCAGAACGGCGGAGTGGAGGCTCGCCGTCAACGCCAGCAACAGGCCGGCCACTCGTTCTACGACGATGCGTACGAGCGCGCGAAGAAGGAGCGTGACGACATCGAGAAGGCGACGGGCGCCCTCTCCAACGGCTCAACGATCAAGGGCATGAACGCCGAGGAAACGGCGGACCAGGTGCGGCAGTGGACCGATCGCGCCAAGGCGCTCGGCGACTTCATGAAGCAGGTGGAATCGTACAACGAGCTGCTGAAGCAATCTGATTCCGCCGACTATGCGGCGACCAAGGCGTACAACGACAACCAGAAGTTCCAGGCCGATAACCAGTCGCAGATTCAGGCATCGGACATCAATCTGCGCCGGCTGGGGATTGTGGGGCAGTCGCGTGATCAGGATGCGGCGGCCAAACAGCAGGAGGATGCGAACGCGCAGCAGGCGCTCGCGGCCAAGGAGGAACGGGAAGCGAGGGACGCCGCACTGGACGCTCGGGTCTCCGATCTGGAACGTCTACAGGCATCCTCACCTTCGCCGGCGTTGACGAAGGAACTGGGTGACGCGAAGGCCGAGCAGGAGCGGAACAAAGGCGCCGACCAGCAGGCCGGCCTGACGCTCGGTAACGTTCCCCCGCTGGATCCCGCACTGGCCGCCAAGCAGGCGCACATCGAGGACATCCAGGCACAAGTGGCGCGGATCAACCGCGAGGTGCGCAACAACCTTTTGAACGATCCGGAGATCATCCGGATTTTGAACCGACAGCTCGTCGCGCTCGCGGCCCAGCTGCAACCCGATTACGGAATGCCAAACAACGGGCCGGGGGCGCTTACTGACGACGAGGCCTATCGGATTCGTCAGCACGTAGGCCAGGCGGCGTCGCCCAATCCGGAGCGCGACCTGGCAGGTGCTGACCAGCAACGATCCGATGCGGCTGTTCACGCCGAGAAAGCCCGCAGTGAGGCCGAAGCGCAGAAGCAACAAATGGAGGCCCAGCGCAAGGAGGTCGAGCAGCTGAAGCGGCAGGTGGGCGCGATGCCCCATGGATCCGCCTTCGAGCCGATGATCAAGCAGGCCGAGGCATCCGGTTCTCTCACGCAGGAGACATCCCTCCTGCAAAGCATCCTGGCCGGGCATGTGCGCGTCGTGGCCGATGCGCTGGTCCACACCCAGGCGCAGCTGAGCGAAACCCGGACGCAGCTTAGCCAGGTCGCTCGTTCCGCCGGCCAGTTGCAGCGCGGCCAGCGAGGCAGCTCGGGAGGATCCAACTAATGCCCTTCTGGGAACTGGCCTACAACGGCACAACCAAGGCCGTGGCCGACTGGGGCGCCGGGCAGCTCGTGCGCGAGCGCAAACACACCACGACAGACACGGTGACGTTCAAGCTCGATGGCACGCTGATCGACACCAACCCGCTGCCATTTCCGTGCCTGCTCGGGCAACAGGTGGCGAACACGATCCCGTGGCTGACGATCACGCGCAACGGCGTGCGCTGGTTCAGCGGCATCGTGACGAAGCCGAAGGGCAACGCGACGGGAGCTGCCGAGTCGATCGATTACGAGATCTCCGGGCCGTGGTTGTTCCTGGAAAAGACGCCGTTCCAGCAGCAGTGGGTGACGACGGACATCGCCGGCGGTGCGCTGGTCACGCTGACCACGACACGATCCAGTATCCTGTCGGGCCAATCGCTCGACGGCACGAAGATGAATTCCGGCCAGGTGTTGAAGGAGGTGCTGCTCTACGCGCAGTACGCTTACCAGATGCTGCCGTTCCCCACGGCCGTGGGCGTGGACCATCTGCCGGCCGCGCCGCCGGCCAACGGGCCGTTTCTCATCGGGACGATCGCACCGACGATCACCGTGCCGTACAAGCAGCTGCGGGACCGCTCGTGCGCGGACATCATCCGCGAGGTGCTGAAGTATTGCCCGGATTGCGTCGCGTGGTTTGATTACTCGACCACGCCGTGGCCCACGCTGCATATCGACACGCGGTCGAACCTGGCGGCGAACCTCGGGCCCGGCGGCAGCGCGCGGACGATCAAGGCGTTCCCCAACTTCGAGAGCGACAGCTACGGCGTCAGTGGCTTTAGCCCGACCCCGCGCCGCGACGTGCAGGTGCCTGTCGTCGTGCTGAAGTTCGAGCAGAAGAACTCGATCGACGGCGCGACGTACGATGCCTGTGTCGTGCAGAGCTATCCGCCGGCGCCGGCCGGCGTGGACCAGGGCGCATGGGAAAGCCAGCCGTTTGCCTGGGTGCAGACCATCGATCTCGTCGGCGGACACACCACGCAGCAGTCGGCCGATATCAAATCCATCCTGCGGCCGATAACTCCGGGCGATGAGATCGCGTCGACCTGGTGCATCAGCAAGCTGCCGTGGCTGACCGATGGAACGCAGGGCACCTTCGATATTGCGAACATCAGCGTGGGCTTGGTGCAGACCACCATCGATGCGAACGATCCGCTCAACGACCCGGACGATAACCCGAACAATATCTCGCTGCCGAACTGCCCGCAGCTGGTCTTCGAGCTGCTGACCAGCGCGTTCCCGGACTGGCTGCAGGACGACCCGAACAACCTGGATGCGGCCAAGGTCTCGGTCTACTTCACACTGAAATACACCGGCGCGGACGCCAAGACCAAGGCCATCTTTTGGAAGAACTTGTCGGATCTGACCACGCCGCTCACCGATGGCACGGGCGTGATCGAGGGCTGGTTCAACTTTCGCGCCACCAACGCGGCGACGAACACGTACAGCGAGCTGACGTCGTGGGCTGCCTCCGAGCCGATCCCGCCCGGGATGGCGCAGGCGTTGTATGAGTCGCTCAGCCAGCCGCACTACGCCGGCACCATGACCGTCATCGAGGAGGAATGTTCCGACCTGCTGCCGATGGGCTGCATCTTCAACACGGTGGACGGCAACCCGGACTGGCAGACGATGAATGCGCTCGTGATCAGCGTGCGGGAAGGCATCGATCTGGGCGAAACGTCGGTCGAGTTCGGGCCGCCGCTCTTCCTGGACGCCGAGGAAATGGAGGAGTTGTTCCGGGCGCAATGGGGTAGGCAACCGACCTACAAGCTCGACCAGCGCATGAGTGGCAAGCTGACGGCCGGCAGCAACGTGATCGGCAACAAGCACAGCCACGACAGTCACCACACGCCGCCGCCGGCGTTGCCTACTTCAAGCGCGCAGGTCGGGCCGTTCACGATCACCTACGGGGCGAACCCCGATGGGAGCACGTACTGGGTTCAGGTGGACCTCAACGGCATCTTCCTCGATCAAACCGGCGCGGAGATCACCGTCACTGGCCTGGGCACAAAGATGAATCTCGATGGTGACGACACTCTCTGGCTGGACGGTGACGTGTCGGGCCTGGCCTACACCGAGATCGACCTCTGCTCCTACGGTAACGGCAACACTACGCTGACCAATCCGAATACCTATTGGACGGATGGCGGCCTGACCGAGGATGACGGAGACACGCCACCGAGCCAGACCCACTTCCGCAAGGTCATCGCCGAGTTCGAGGCCGGCTCTAGTGGACAGCCCGTGCTGAAGACAAGGCAAACCACGACCAACCTACAGCTCTTCCTCGTCCCCATTGGCCAGGAGATCGCGCTCTATCCGTACCCGATCTAAGCCATGCCCTCCGTGAACAACATGCGGTCGCCGCTGCCGATCATCGTGGCCGACCCAGGTGTTAATCCCACCTGCATCTATGATGACACCTTACTGTCAGAGTCTGCGGCGGTAAGAAACCTGTCGCTGCCGCTGACTTCGCTCGTGAAGGCGTATTGGGGCGTGAAGTCGGCGTCGTGGGACATTACCTATGATTTCCATTCCGCGACTTACGAGGACTGGACAGGTCATGTATCGGGCTCGGGGACAATCGATATGTCGGCGACTACGCCAGCACAACGCGTTCTGTTTAGGCCCAACCTACTCGATGGCGGCGGGGATGTCAGTTGGAGTGCCATTCGCAGTGGCGGAATCCCTCCGGAGTCCGGCACGGGCAACGGCGTGACGGCCAGCTTTGTCATGCTTCTCGCGATCGCTCGGGCCTTCGTTGATGCGCCGACGTACCAGCAGGTTTACGTGACGAAAAGCGGGTCGAACTACCTATCATGCGTCCAGTGCACCATTGATCTTTACGACAACGGCACGTACCCGAATTTCGAGTACCCTCCTACTTTGGTCGACGCGAATCAGCTCGCCGGAGGGGGTGCTCAAGACAGCGTTCTCACGAGTCCGCTCACTCTCACGATCGACGGCGTGGCGTTCTCTGTTCCGCTTTACTTGCAGGCGGACGCCGGGCTCGGCTTCACCGGTTCCGGCACGATCAACCTCAACCTCGACACGTTTTGGCCGCCCTAA